GACACCACCCTGCTCTGCGTAAGTAGAGTCTGACTTATTTGAGTGGGATAGTAAAAGGTCAGCGTAATCAACTATGATAACATCGGGCTTGTTATCTAATGTAACCATCTTCTCTATGTGTTGTTGTAACTTTTTTACCGTAACACCCTTTGGCGGAAAATACTTTACGAGTAATCTTCCTTTGAGATTTTTGATTTTCGCTTTCACCTCGTCTCTTTTTTCCTTCAAATCAGCAGAGGGGATACCTGTAAATACAGTATCATATCGAGCACCAACATAGTGTTCTGATAATTCCATTGTATAATGTACCACACTCAAACCTTTCCGAACAGCTTCTGCACCGATAGCGGTGAGAATCCATGTTTTTCCAACACCCGAAGGTGCTACAACTACTCCCAATTCTCCTGGTCCTAATCCACCATCCATTAAATCGTTGATTGGCTCCCATTTGGTTGGAACGGTTGTTCTATTTAATTCTTGTGTTCTTTCATCATAATCTTCAATATAATCCATACCCAAGTTGGTTTCATGTCCAACTTTCATAGCCTTATCTACTAAATCTTTGATTCTATCATAAGAACCGGCTTTTAGTAAATCAACTGATTGTAAGATTACGCCTTTAAGATTTTGATTAATACAGAAGTTTGTGAATTCGTTTTTTATATAATCCAAATCTACATTACCAACTTGAGTGAAAACATGACGGAGTTGTTCTACTACCGTTTTCTTTAAAACTTCGTTATCTACCTTTGATAATTGTGATTTGAATACATCCAATGTAGGAGGTTTTCTGTACGCTTCGTGATATTCAAGTATCTCAGATACAATCCACTTGTTAGCATCGTTCTCAAAGAACTTAGCAGTGGTTATTTCACTAATTGTATCAAGAAACTTACTATCAGTAATAAGTGCAGAAACTACTTTACTTTGAAATGATTGCCCGTATTTCGATAAAGTATCTATTTGTTGCATTGACTCTTTTTATAAAACTTTACAAAGATACGAAAATAATTTTAATTTACCAAATTAATCAGTAACAATATTTCCAAAAGTGGTTTTTAACCAATCGTTAATATCGCCAAAATTATTTACTACTTTGTATTTTAATAAAACCTTTAAAAAATCTATTTTATTTAAAGGGTTGATGGTTTCGTTAAATCTATCCAAAACTTTCATTTTGATTTGACCACTCATAGTAGGGTCTTTAAGTTGCATAAGTTTTTCATTCATTAATATTTGTTCTTTTGCTTCTAAAATATCTGAATAAACTTTTATCTTACCTTGTCTTTCTTCGGCAAGTTTAAACAACTCATCTATCGTAATTTCTCGTTCTTCAGTTAACTCTGGAAACCTCTTTATAAGTGTTTTAATACCACACCCATAAACTCCAGGTATGTTATCTGATTTATCTCCATCAAGAACACGATATGTTAATATATTTGATGAATCTATACCAAATTCATCTCTCACTGTTTTTTTATTATAAATTTTCTTTTTGGTGGGTGACCAAACGATGGTCTTTTCATCAACTAACTGAAGAAAATCTTTATCAGTTGACATGACCACCGCTTGTTCATCATCTTTAAGTAATTGAGTTGCAACATATGCCATAACATCATCTGCTTCAACTCCATCATAAATCATAGTAGTTACAGGTAGATTGTGTAACATTTCTGCTAACCAAACAAACTGTCTTTTCATTGATTCACGCTCATCTTCTTCGTTCATCAAATCTGCATATTGTCTGTTAACTCTTAGTTTGTTTTTATCTCTATCTGCTTTGTAACCACTATAAATCTTTTTTCGTGATTGTGAACCACCCTGTCCATCGAAAACTACAACAACACGAGTCGGTTGAATCTGTCTAATGGCATAACCAATAGATTTCAAAACACCAGTTACACCACCAACATGGTCACCATCATCATTCATTGTAGGAATGGATGACCAACATCTGATGAATGTATTTAAACCATCGATAATCAACACGCGAGAATTCTTGTGTTTATCGATATTTTGGTCTCGGTCTTTCTCAACCGAATCTAAAATGTTTTTGTAAAGTTCTTTCATTAAAGTTGTTCTTTGTGAAGAGGAAAATATTGTTTAATAATATCAAGTTGGTCTTGATACTTGGCAATTTGTTCCAATTCGATTTCAATAGCTTCCACGATATCTGAATGTTCTCCAATACCTGCTGGATTTGCTAAATAAACTTCAATGTTCGCAATGTGCTTATCTACATGACCTTGTGCATGTGTCTTTACTGCTTTAATTAATGTATTTCTAATCATAATTTTATTCTGGTACTTCAGTATCAATTTCCATACTATCAATATCTAAGGTATCCGATTTATATTGTAAGATTGATTCCTCACAAATTTTCTTATAAATCTGTTCTCTAACATCATCTCTATCTTCCATTAATTCAATGAAATCTTTTGATTGAAATTTGAGTTCTTCACCTGTTTCGGTATCAATATATGTGTACCATGCACCAGCCTGTTTTACAAGTTTATTTTCTTTCATGACTTTTAACCATGAACCATAATTATCAATTCCTCTATCAAAGTAAATTTCAAAATCAGCCGCTCTTAGAGGTGGCCCCATTCTATTCTTTACAACTTGACAGCGAACTTTCATTCCAACAACCTTATCGTTGCCGTTTACCTTTTGTTTGATTTGTCCCATTCCCTTCAATCTCAATCTTACAGAGGCGTGGAAAGCAAGAGCTTTACCACCCGAAGTTGTCCATGGGTCACCAAACGGCATTGCATTCATCTTCTGACGAAGTTGGTTAGTAAACACCAAAGTAATTTTCTGTCTACCAATCATGTTGGTAATCTTTCTCATTGCTTTGGAGATAATGATTGCTTTATCAGTAGCATATCCATCTTTTTTATAATCAGCAGCTAATTCATTAGTTGTTGATGCTGCTGCGACTGAATCTACTACGATAGTTACTAATCTATCTTTTGATGTTTCTCTAACTTTTTCAATGATTGTTTCAGTAAAATCAAAGATTTGTTCAACCGAATCTGCAGATACATAAAGTAATTTAGAAACGTCAACACCGATTGCCTCTAAAAATTCTCTACTTACCGCGGTTTCTGTATCAATCAATACTGCAACTCCTCCTAACTTTTGTGTTTCTGCTAAAAGGTGTGCCGATAGTAATGATTTTCCACTTTGTTCCAAACCTGTAACTTCTGTGATTCTACCAACAGGTAAACCACCATAAGGGCGATTGGAAATGGCAACATCTAACATAGCAGCTCCAGTCGATATCCACCCATCTACGTTTGTAGGTGCAGTTTCATCATCTAAGAAAAATGCTACTTTAGAATCTTTTGATTGTTTGTTTAGCTCACCCGCAAGGATGTCCGCTAAATCCATTTCTTTTTTCTTCGCCATTTAGTTTGGTTTAGTTGTTAAACAAATCATCGAATGCAGCAGCTACATCATCAGTTTTTTTAGCATCTGAAGTTGTAGTTTCAACTACTGGTTCACTTTTTGTTTCAGTTGAAAGTGTTTGTTGTGATACTGATTCATTTGTAGAAGTAGTATCAGATTCACCACTTGGATTTAACCAACCTTCAAGAACTGATTTTAATTCATCATAAGATAATTCAGAATATAAATCTGTAATTTCAGTTTGATTTTCAATGAAGTTAGTTGCAGTTGAACTATCATCACTCAAAGCAGATTGATTTGGTTTAACTCTAATTGTGGTAGTTGGATAAGTTGTTCCAGCCTCTTCAGCTGTTTTGTATTCGATTGTTAAATCTCTACCACTTGTTGGGTCGGTGATATCACCATAATCTGGATCAGCAATGTAACCAAGAATTTCTTGATATACTGTTTTACCAAATCCCCAAAATCTTACTCCTTCACCTTCTTCACCTCTTACAATAACAGGTACGAAAGTTCTTAACTTAGGCTCCATAGCCTTTGCTGCTTTCCAATCATCTTTATCACCCATTCTTTTTAGTTTATCCGCAAACTCTACAATAGGGTCTGGTCTACCAAATGATTGTGGTGAAAGATAAGTTTTGTTGTTAATGTTGTAGTGAAAATACAATTCAATAAAAGGATAATCTTGATTGAATTTGTAAGGAACGATTCTTACTTGATGCTTACCTGGTGTTGGTTTCCATAATGCATCTGTTTTACGTTGTGTGTTTTGTAGTTTGTTCAGTCTACCTCTGATTGCGTTAATGTCTAAAGCCATAATAACTCCGTTTTAAATGTTAAATAATTAATTTTTTAAGTTTAAATTTTGAGTGCTAAACTAACAACACTCGGTGTATATATAAATATAACAAAACCTTAAAAACCACCGAAATTTTTGAAGTTTTTATTAACAATTACTTGGCCCATTTACCTCGTTGAACCAATTGAGAAATTATTCCATAGATACTTAAATCTTCATAAGTATCTTGAATATTTTCACCAACTTCATCGGGTTGTCCTTTAACAACTAACTGAAGTAATCTCTGTATTTTATCATTCTTTCTAAACCACAAACCCGTCAATGCAACCTTCACATCTTCTTCGGTTTCTAAAGATGAACCAACTGAAATATTTCCTGGTCCATAGTTTCTTTGTTTCTTACAAAATGTAAGATACATCTCATCTAAAATCTTTTTGAATTCTTCGGTTGTTTGTGGATATATTCTTTCACAATATTCAACTGCGGTTTCTTCTTTCATATACTTTTTAAAATTTATTTATACAAATATACGAAATTATTTTTAAAGTTCCAAACAATTTCGTATTTTTTTATTATTAAGCTTGAGATAGTTCCTCAATATCAATTTCTTTCATTAACAAATCATATGATAACTCGGTTGGGTTATGGAATATAACCTCGTGGTCAATATATTCAAACTTCTCCAAATCATTGGATTGTTTTTCTACTATCTTAGATAGTTTACCCTTCATATCATCAGTCCATATTGCTACATCTGATGATACTTCCATTGTGAACTTATGTCCACCTTTTGGTTTCCAATGAGTTGTTCCCTCATGAAATCCATAATTTTCGTAATACTGAGTATCAATTATAATTTTTGCCATAATTCAAGTTTTAAATTTTAATAAAAAAACGCATTCCACATAATTGAAATGGGTAGTTTGTGAACACCTCTTCGTGTTTCAATATGTTTGTTTGATTCGTATTGTCCTCGTTCATCCATATAAGTACAATACCCTTTTTCAGGATAAACACCGATTAATTTTGAACAAAGGGTTGGAGCGAAATTATTAGAAAACTTCTGTCCAATAACTTCTTTTAATTCGTTTACTTGAGTTTCTGTAAAATACATATTTTAAGGTTTAAATAAATAATTTATAATTTTTTTCTTCGTTTGTAGCAGCTACTTCATAAGGATGGTCATTATAGTTGTACCCCATATTGTAATATCTTTTGAACCATGATGGGGATTGTAAATAATGTTGATATTCATGAACCAACGTTTCTATAATATGTTTTTTAGATTTCATCTTTGGATAGTAAATAAAGATGGAGTTTTCAATCGAACAATACTCAGCATCTGGAGATTGTTCACCCATTTCACCATCATCTTCCTCACCACTTAATCTACCATAGATTGAAGTTTCATAATCTACATAAGGAAAACATTCTTGGAATTTAGAGAAACCATAATGTTTCTCAATCTTTGGAAGGGCTTCTTCA